TAAAAACTAATGAGAATATCAGTAGAATCTCTATCACACCACCTTGACGTATTTTTATGGGAGAACCCCGGATGGGGTCGATGCGATGTAGTGATGGAAGCTACACAAGGTGGACGTATTTACGCAAGAAAGCCTATACACGGTAAGAATTTTGACATAACCTGGGAGGAGAGAGACATTTATGTATGCCCTACACGAAGATCCGAAGACAGTATCTAATCGAATTGCTTTGCACTTTCAGAGAGCTAAAGTTATTCCTGCACCCGTACTGCACATGAATGCAGACGCTCTTGTTATGGAGTATAATGCCTTTGACACAGGCTATAAAAAGTGGGAAACTATTGCCTCAGTTGCGAAAAATAATTCTTGACTTTTCATGCTCACCGCGAGTATAATATCTATTCAAATCGAGATATGGGTATCAAATGCGCGGAAAAGCTATCTGTTGCTAACGCTGCTCTCCCTCTCGTCACCTGCCCTTTGTCTGGTGTAAAAACAAAGGCGTGAGTTTTGGAGATTGGCGCGTAGACATATCTCTGTGACAGGACACGGGTATCGCATGGTTGGGGCGTCCGTACTAATTTGACATAAGCAATCAAACCCCTTCGCCCACTTTCTTGTGGGCATTTTTTTATCTACCTCCCTAAAATATTTCTTGACATTTTTTCTCAGAACCAGTATAATATTGATTCAAATGGAGAAAGTACATGACTATATTAAAATTTCCAGAGGACAAATCCCTTCAGTCACAACTCGACGAACGTCGTGATGAGCTTGAAACTATATACGAAAATTTAAATAGAGCCTTTGCACTAGTAAATAAGATAGAAGAAAAGGCTTCTGCACTTGAGGCAGAGTATAATATCTATTTACGTCGTTATGCCCACGCTCTCGGCGGGGTCGAGAAGGTCGAAGTAGGTTATTTAGAGTATTCATCTGGTATTGGAGTAGATGTAGACTCAGGAAAGGTAGTATTTACCCCGTGGAGCGAGGAAGATGAAGAAGAAGTGCCGTAAATGTGGAAAGGAGTTTGTAGCAATACTCACGTATGCGAACTATTGTTCTGTAGAGTGTGAGAAACTTGCTTCCAACCCCGTAGCGAAGTTTGCAGCAAGACTTCATAAAGCAGCTACACACCCGGATAAGACAAAATACAACAGAAAGAGGAAACACCGTGAGCAATTATACTGAAGAACAAACAACTATGCTAGTAGATGCATACCTTGAAAAGCCCACCAGAGAAACAGTAGATGAGCTAGCAGAAAACTTAGGTCGTAGTACAAAATCAATAATTGGAAAGTTATCACGCGAAGGCGTGTACCGGAGAGAAATATATGTTTCAAAGACTGGTGAAAGCCCTGTTACAAAAGTGGAAATCGTTAACAATATCGCTGAGAGTCTGGGACTTGAAAGCTCGTCTTTGGCTGGCCTCGAGAAAAGTCCAAAAGCATCACTCAGAAGTCTCGAAAAAGCAGTAGCGGGGTTACAGGAAATTGATAACTATCCCGGAGGTCTGGGCTAGTGTGTGGCGGAATATATGAAGAGGAATTTGAAGTGAAAGGACCAAAGTGGACATTTGAAAGTGACGAAGCAGTAAGAGAGGCAGCAGCAATCTGTGTACTCAATGTACCCGCAGATAGCTGGAGAGTCGTCGAGAATAGAAGTATCGTATTTGCTAGTATAAAAGCGGAAGAGATGTACTCAAAAGCAGTAGCGGGGTCTAAAGTAGACTAATGCTAACTAGTATTCTCACAGGAGTTTGCTATCTGTTTGCTGGAATTTTACTAGCCATCGCTACAGGCATGATAATTGCTCTCGTTCTGCTACCGTTTATCACAATTATTGAAAAATTGTACTTGATTGTACGGGGTAAATGAACGACTTTAAACAATCGCGAAGCGGACATAATTGTACGAAAAAAGAACGAAATTTTAGTAAAGCAGTTTGAATGTTTGTGAACCCGTATTATTGTTATTTGATTATCGGGGTCACAGTAGTTGGTCGTAATTGACACTTAGATTGAGTGTTAATTAGAGTGGGATTATATACAGCTTGAAAGTAGCTATTTGCAATATACTGGGTACCGAGTGGAAAGGCTAACGCCTTCAACTCTATACGCAGTAATTACTACAACGATACTTCCTCGCTGTTGGTTAGTGAGAATCATGATTGACTTTATTGTCTATCAATTTAAGATTTATTTTATCACACTTTTTGGCATAAGTAAACCACTCTTTTTGAGTAGGTATATGGAGTGCTTTATTCTCTAGTGTGAGCTAAACGAAATAAAGTGTATTATTCGGAGATGAAGATGGAAAAAGAAGGGAATGGCGGAGTTGGAAATCCAATGATTCGTGCTATGGGAATATCGAAGCCAGATAGAACTTGGTGGCCCGAGGACTTTCATTGGTATTTAAAATGGATTGCATCATGCATTGTACTCTGTAGCTTGGCTATGCGTGCTGCTGGTATTGAGTACCGAATGTATGATCTTTATTTTGGGTGGGTAGGAATACTACTCTGGATCTGGGTATCAGTGATATGGCGTGACCGTGCATTGATAATGTTAAACACGGTCAGTTGGTTTATGCTCACCGTAGCAATTTTAAAGGAGTGGTGGGGATGATAGAACTTGCAGGATTACTTGGTAGCGTAGTCATACTAGTAGCATGGCTTATATTTGGCGGAGAAGGAGACGAATGAAACATTTACAGGACATTGAAGAGACGTACTTCGAGCATCTGTGGTTCGCAGTATCAGTAGCATTTGTACTTATAGTGCATGGACTTTTTCCCTTTATCTGGAGTATGAAAGCGTCAGATATGATGGACCTTAAAACAATAGAAAGACGAGAAAAGTTTCGGCGGGGTCGCTCAGGGTATGAGTAAACAAATGACGCCTTTACAAATCTTTGACCACAAACGAAAGTGGATGCTGGGAGACCATTGCGAGTACGAAACACATACTGACCTTCGAAGCGAAGGAATGGATTGGTGTAAGGAAAATTGTGAGAAACATCAGTGGAGTATCAAAACTTTTACTGATATTTATGGAGATACCTTCAATTTTGAGCGAGAAGAAGACTACAATGATTTCATAGAGTGGTATGTAAAACGGTGGAACCATGAGTAGTTGGTGGCGTATCTGGGCGAAGTCACTAGGTGAGAAAGTAGGAAGTCAACGGGAGGCGGACATCGTAGCGGTGATCCGCACTTTTTGGTGGGTACTACACGTATTTACTTGCTTTATGATAGTAATACACAATGGTAGAAACTTAGGATGGTGGTAAACAAAAGGGGCTTATCGCCCCTCTTTTTATACTTCTACTAGAATATCTTTTAGATTTGGTTCAAAGAAGTTTGGCCCTTTGATAACCTTACCATCTTCTCTTTTGAGAGGACGTCCGTCAGCACCAAGCTTGCTCATGTTACTCCTGTGAACCTCAAGATAGCACTCATCAAGATCAATACCGAATGCGTGACCAGCACCGTAGATAACATACAGTAAATCTGTGAGAGCGTCGGCAACCTCCACGAGGTCACGATTTTCAATAGCTTCTTCAAGTTCTTCATATTCTTCTCGAATTAATTCCAATCTTAGTTCACGAGTGGAGAAGTCAGGCCACGTAGGATGAACCTGGACTTCTTGACCAAACGCTTCCATGAAATCACCTGCAAGTTCAAAATTAGTTGGTGTCATTTTTCCTTCCTTTTACTTCGTGAAATAGCGGCTTTTTTAGCCAGTCTTTTGCTTTCTGATGGAGGAACATAGTGCTCTCGCTGTCTATATTCCCATACAATGTCAGCACACTTCTTTTTAAATACTCGTAGAGCTGACTCTACATTATTGTTTCTTACCTTAACTTTCGGCATTTCGTTCCTTTGCTCGTAACATGGGAGGTAGTCCCCAAATAGCTTGCGCTTCTGCTTTATGTCCTGCAGCATCTACTACTAACATAACACGCTTGCCCTTTAACCATGCTTCCTGTTGATTTCTCAACCGTTGTATTGGAGTAAGTGATCGACATCCTCGGCTGCTTCGACGCGTACCTTGGCTTGTAGTGCTTGACTTACCCATTCTTTTCTTCTTGGCCATTACTGTTTTCCTCTGTTAAATGTCCAACCACGTTTTTTAAGGTAGAAAACTTGTTTACGAATAGAGTTTATTGTGCGTTCTGGAAACAGCTCTAGCAGCTCTTCTTCATTTTTTAAATGATAATTGTTCCTAAGCAGTGTACGCTCTTCTTGTGTCCAAGGTTTCTTCTTATATTCTTTCATGTTGTATATTATAGGAGATCTTTCATTGAAAGTCAAGACTTATTTTTCCTTGGTAGCAAAATATAACGCGCAGTTATGACTGACATAACTGAAAAAATTTCTTGACATCCTCCCTGTTTTTCAGTATAATATACACATCTACGAAAATACATAGGAGATTTGTATGCTTGATTACACCACTGCACTTATTGTTTTCGCGCTTTGTATGTCCGGAGCAGCTGCAACCTCGTTTCATTTAGGAAGACGAGACGGCATAGAAGGTACTGTACAGTATCTTATTGACACCGGAGTATTAGAAGTAGACGATGAAGAAGGTTATTAAGAGCAACACCTTTACTCAAGTTGTTCTATCAAACAGACCCTCACAAGGGGCAATACAGGAAACAATGAAGATAAGAAACAATACGATATGGAATCCGGTTAATCGGTACGGAAACTATGCATTATTAGTGTGGGCATTCAGTACAATAGCTATGGTTGTACTAGAGCTTAGTGGAGTATTCATATGAATAGAGAATCAGTTTATGAACAGCTAAAGATTGACGAAGGAGTCGTTTATGAAATTTATTTGGACCATCTTGGGTACAAAACCTTCGGAGTGGGACATCTCGTGCTTGAGTCAGATCCAGAGCACGCATACGACGTCGGAGAACCAGTCTCAGTTGAGCGAGCAAGAGAGTGTTTTGAAAGCGATCTCGACCTGGCTGTAAGTGAGTGTGTAGCTCTTTACGGAGCAGACGTTTGGTGCGGCTTTCCGGGAGAAGTACAAGAGATTCTTGTAAACATGATGTTCAATATGGGTCGTACACGCCTCAGCAAGTTTAAAAAGATGAATGCAAATCTTGAATCAGGAGAGTGGGCAACCGCAGCAGTAGAAGGACGGGACAGTCGGTGGCACAAGCAAGTGACTAACCGAGCTGAAAGACTAATGGAGAGATTGGAGAACGTATAATGGCAATTTATTGCACAGAGGCAGAGCGCCACAACTATGAAGAAACTGGGTACTGGCGCGCTCTGCCAAAACTAGTACCATCAATAGTATTTACAACTCGCTCTTTGGGCGGGTGGAAAGAAGTAACAACCTGGGATATGTTTGCAAAGCGTCGAGTATTGATATTCTCATTGCCGGGCGCTTTCACGCCAACCTGTAGCAACTATCAATTACCTGCTTTCGAGCAACTCGCAGATGATATTTATTGCGAAGGCATTGACGACATCTACTGTATTACAGTAAACGATGCGTTCGTATGCAATGCTTGGGCAGAAGAACAAAACCTCACAGAAGTAGTAGTAATTCCAGATGGCACTGGAAAATTTACACAAGAGATGCAGATGGCTGTTGACAAAGATAATGTCGGCTTCGGAACACGCTCTTGGAGATACGCAGCAGTAGTAGAGAACGGACGCATTGTCGACTGGTTCATCGAAGAAGGAAAAGAAGATAATCATGAGAAGGATCCCTACGTATTCACCGATCCTGAGTATATACTTAAAAAGCTACGAGAAAGCAATTAATTCTTGACTTTTACTGCTGACACGAGTATAATTACCTCATGAATTTATTTTACCTTGATGAAGATTTAGACAAATGTGCGGAAGCACACGTAGACAAGCACGTCAACAAGATGATACTCGAAGCTGCACAGCTACTATGTACTGCTATATGGGTAGATACTCTATTGGGGTTTGTGCCTCGTGCGCTTGAGAAAGACGAAGCCGCAGTACTCAATGAATACAAAAAACTGGAGAAGCCTCTCGCTCCCGAGGAACGAGAGCTTACTCCTTATCTAGGTATGATGTACAATCACCCCTGTACTATATGGACACGTTCATCACTGGACAATTACGAGTGGACATGGTGCTACGCTCATGCTCTCGCAGAGGAATTTAGATATCGCTACGGCAAAGAACACAAATCGTTTTGGCAAGTCAT